GGGATGGCAGCGAAAGCTGATGCGATAGTCTGAACTCTGCTATAACTGAACTGAAGGCAGAGAGGAGAATCCGAAGAGTTTTTCCCGCCACAAAAGTGGTCAGTAGGCGAAAGCCGAAAGTAACAGAAATGAGCCGATTTAGAGCTTCCTGAAGGTGTGCATTTTGCGGGTCGTGCCTCTGACAAAGAGATTGGTCTGTCAATGCGTGTCGTACGTCAATACACCATCAACAACGATAGTATTCCTACTCGTTTAGATGTGTTGTACGGATGGGCCCCGCTATACCCTGAACTTTCCTGCAGAATTGCAGCCTAACCAACTTATTTAAAGGAAAACACAAATGAGTAATCCAGGCCCAGCAACCACAGTAACGGCACACCCAAGTAATGTCACCACAAATCAAACATTGCGTTTGATCGGTGTCGCAAAGGGTGTTAACTTAAATGCTGTTGGTTTTACACCAGTTCCAGTAAATAACTCTACTGCGTATCTGCCACAGACTTTGTTAGTAACTAACGTAAACAATGCAGGCGCAACTGTTGCATTGTCTACAACTACTGCACTAAGTCTTACAACAACAAACGTAGGTTCACCCTCTAGTTTGTTCCCAGCGTTGACTACAGCTCAGATTTCTGCATTGGCAACTTCACCTCTCGGTGTTTCATTGTCAACAGCATCTGCTAACACCCCAGCGCAAACAGTCCAAACTTTATACGCAGACGTAACAACCGCCTCTGGCGCAACTGGTACTGGTGATGTATATGTTTATGGCTATGACTTTAGCTAATCCACGCTAAAAAACTGAGAAAAGGCATCCTCAAAAGGGGTGTCTTTTTCTCTTTTTAGACTATAATTAATTACAATTTTTCAAAGGAAAAATAATGCCATCTACCACAATTGCTCGTGGAAATGCTTTAAGCACTTTCTACATTGCGCCATCCATTACCCCTGCTCAAGTCGCTGCTAGTACAACAGCAGTACAGACTTTTACAGTTCCAGGCTTGTTAACAACTGACTATATTCAACCAGGCGGTTACATTGCTAACCAAACTGCTGGTATTTTCATTGCTGAAACAGATTGCTTGACAAACAACATTCTGACCATTCAGTTTGGTAACTGTAGCACTTCTCCTGCAACTCCTGCATCAGGAACATATGAGTTCCAGATTACACGTTTTGAAGGCCCAGCTCCTGTAAACGCTGTTTAATCATGGCAAATACAAGCGTTTTTAGGCCAGTTGGCCCATCATACGTTGTAGCTGTTTCGACTACCGCTTCAACTGCTTTGACTGTTACTCCAGCGGGTAACGATCAAATCAATTATTGCGGTTTTCTTAACACTTCAGCCAATCCGATTGCGCTTACGATTACAGAAGCTAACGCTCTGAACTCGGTCACAGCTCCTGCAGCGGTATTTCCGACTAATGGAACTCCTACTAACACAGTAATACTCGGCATTTCTATGTCAACACCAATGGTAATTGCAGTTCCGTCTAACGGATTCTCTGTAAGCGCTATTACTGCGACATCGACTGCTAATTTGTATATTACTCCTATGGCAGATCAATCATGACAAACCAAGTTGCAAACACAAGTACCCCAAATACTGTTCTTTTGAACACGTTTGCACAACAGCCAGTTATTGCAAGTGGATTTGGTACAGCTCCCACAATCAAGGGATTGACTCCAAATTGTTTTGCGGTAACAGTTGGGAGCGGAGGTGCTGCATCTGGTACGTTAACACTTCCTGCCGCTCCAAATGGTTGGTTGTGTACTGCCAATGATGTTACAAACGGCTCAAATTTGTTTTTACAACAAACGGCAAGTTCCACAACGTCAGTAACTATGACAGGTTATGGCATTACAACAGGACTAGCAGCGAATATGTCTGCTGGTGATGTTATTGTTATGACTTGCACACCTTACTGATGACAAACCAAGTAGCGCTAACCCAAACAACGAATATTGTTCCTGTTCAGGCAATATTTGATGTCAATGGTGTGTGTGTTGGATTGGTCGGGCCAGGGGGTGAGTTCTTCTCACCTCCTCTTTCGTCTGACATTATTTCTAATGCCTCAATTTTTACTAGTACGATTAATAGTACGCCAATTGGTGCGACTACTCCGTCAACTGGTAGCTTTACGACTTTATCTAGCCCCAACGTTAATATTACTGGTGGCTCAATTTCAGGCGTAAGTATTACGATTACTGCGCTAAACAATACTCCTGTAGGAAATATTACTCCGTCCACAGGTGCTTTTACATCTTTAAGTGCTACATCTTCTAATTTCACAAATCTAAGCGTTACAAATACGATCACAGGGTCTATTTCTGGTAATGCTGCGACTGCGACCAATGCGACAAACGCAACAAACGCAACGAACGCAACAAATGCAACGTATTCAACTAATTTAGCGGGTGGCTCAACAGGAGCTGTACCATATCAAACAGGATCGGGTGCAACATCTTTTGCGACAGGCACTGGTGTTTTTGTTGGTGGATCGACTCCGAGCTTTACGACAACACCTACTTTTGTAGGCACAAATATCACAGGAACAGCATCTGCCTTAAGTATTGGTGGAAACGCTGCGACTGCAACAACATCAAGTAATATCACAGGAGGGAGTGCTTATGCCTTTCCGTATCAAACGGGTTCTGGTACGACTTCGTTCCTTTCTGCGGGGACTTCCGGGCAAGTTCTCCAAACACTAGGTAGCGCATCTGCTCCGCAATGGGTTAGTCAATCATCTTTGTCGGTTGGCTCTGCGAGTAACATTGTTGGTGGTTCTGCTGGGGTAATTCCTTACCAAACGGCTATCGGTGCAACAGGATTTACTGCTGTTGGCTCTACTGGACAACTGCTTCAGTCTAATGCAACAAGCGCCCCAACATGGGTAAATGCTAATACTTTGAGCGTGGCAAGTGCGACTAATTTATTGGGTGGCGCTGCTTATTCAATACCTTATCAGTCTGCACTTAATGCAACGACATTCCTTGCGGTGGGTAGTTCAGGACAGGTTTTAAGCGTTACAAGTGGCGGTGCTTTGACTTGGGCAACACCAACTGCTTATGCAACTGTAACGGACGACACAACTACTAATGCGACACGTTATCCTTTGTTTGCTAACCAAACATCGGGTAATTTATCGACTGAATACACAAGTTCTACTAAACTTCAATACAACCCTAGTACAGGTGTTTATTCTTCACCTAGTTTTTACTCAAGTGGAACGTCTCAGTTTGGCAATGGTTCTGCCAATTACATTCAAATTCAGGGCGGTGCAACAACTGTAGCTCCTGTAATAAGCGCAGTTGGATCAGATGCAAACGTGCCTTTAGTGCTACAGCCACAAGGAACAGGAGCATTACAAGCACAACAGACTACATCTAGTGCTACAGGTGGTAATGCTAGGGGTGCTAATGCGGTTGATTGGCAGACAAGTAGAACTGCTTCAGGGCAAGTAGCTAGTGGTGCTAATTCTGTTGTTGGTGGAGGATTTAATAATACTGCATCTAATTCATCAAGTGCGGTTTTAAGCGGAAATAATAATAGTGCTAGGGGTAATACATCAGTTGTTTCTGGAGGTTCATTTAACGGAGATAATAATTCTGTTAATGGTTTTATTGGTGGTGGGGGAGGAAATGCTTTAGGAACTCAATACAATGCAATTGTTGCGGGTCAAAATAATACTGCAGCAGGTTTTTTTAATTTTATTGGTGCAGGATATACAAATACAGCAACATCTGCAACTGCCGTAACAACAAACACAACCACAATTGCATTAACTGCACAAACAACTGTTTACTTATCTAGCGCCAATGCCAACATTAAAGTAGGACAAGTATTTACTGGTACAGGTGTTACTTCTTACACCTACGCAACATCATCTGTAACAACAGGAACTCCTGCGGTAATGGCAACGTCCACTATCTCAGGTACAACTCTTACAGTAGGTTCTTTAACCTCTGGAACAATAATAGCAGGACAAGTATTAACAGGAACAGGGGTTACTGCGGGAACATACATTGTTTCAGGCTCTGGTTCTACTTGGACAGTATCAACATCTCAATCAGTATCCTCTACGACAATAACAGGAACTGCTTATACATTCACAATATCTCAAAACGCAACAACTACTGCTGGTATAACCCTATCTTTCTACACACCTCATGGAGTAGTAGTAGGAGGAGGAAATAACCAAGCAACAGGAGCGTATAGCTTTATTGGTGGTGGTGGTGATGCGGGTACTACTGCAAACAGAAATACTGCTTCAGGCGATTGGTCATCAATTTTAGGTGGTAAATCAGCAATTACTAGAGGTGTAATAGGCGCACAAGCCTATGCTTCTGGTGAATTTTCTGCTCAAGGAGATGCTCAAACAGGTATTTATACTTTAAGGAATACAAGTACATCTGCCACTTTAGTTGTATTAACTGCTGATTCTGGAACTGCTGGAACATTAAATCAAGCAGTAATTCCATCAAATTATGCTTACACATTTAGGGCATTAATTACTGGCAGAAACACATCAACAAACGATACTGCTTCATATCAGATACTTGGTTCAATACAAAATACAAGCGGAACTGTAGCTCTTGTTGGAACTCCAAGTGTAACTACAATAGGATACACAGCAAGTGCATCAACATGGGTTGTTTCTGCAACAGCAGATAATACAAATAAAGCAATAAGTATCAATGCAACTGGTGCGGCAAGTACCACTATACATTGGGTTTGTAAACTTGAAACAATAGAGGTCGGATAATGGCACTTAAACTAAACTTAGGCACAACTCAATTTGGCGCACCAGCACCAGAGGCTTATGCTCGTGTAACCAACTTTTTTGGAAACAAAGACAACATCCAAGTACAGGTATCTGTGCATTTCTCAAAGGATGCTAGAGATTCAAATCTTAGCCCAGTACTGGAACACGCACACTATATTGGTCTTGCAGACTTGGCGGGTAAGGGTGAGCTGATGACTGCAATTTACACAGTTCTAAAAACAATGTCTCAATATCAAGGCGCAACGGACGTTTAATCATGGCTATTAACCAAGACAACGTAGCAGACAAACTTATTCCTACTACTGGAACATTAACTGTTTCAGGAATACTTACTGCTACAACAGTCAATATTTCCACAACTGCAGGGTCTGGCACTACAAATTATTTAACTTTTGTAGCTTCTGCTACTGGTAGTCAGCCTCAATACACAAATACTGGTTTAACTTATAACGCAACAAATAATGCTATTACAGGAGGAGTTCAAGGTGGAACTTTCTAATACATTAATTATTGAAAAAGAGGTATTTTAAATGGAAATTGTTTGGAAAATCCTTGAAATAAGTGCAGAGAATGAGTTAATAACTCATGCTAAGTATCATTGCTCTTTATCTGATGACACAAATACTGTTGAAACAGAGGGTAATTGGTTTTTTACAGACCCTATCATGAATATACCATTTGGGCAAGTTACAGAGGAAATGGTAGCAAAATGGATTGAAGATGCTTCTATTAAAGATGGAGTAAATATTATTACCTCAAGACTGCTAGAACAGTTAAAATCATTAGAAAAGAAAACAGTTGTACCTCCCTGGAAACCACAAGTTTTTACACCTAATATCTAAAAATGGCACAAACCAATTACACTCCAATAATACTGTATAACTCTGGTACTACAGGGAATACTCCATCTACTAGCAATTTAGTTAGTGGTGAATTGGCTATTAACTATACTGATGGCAAACTATTCTATAAAGATAATTCATCAACACTTCAGGTAATTGGTTGGAAAACTACTCCTACAACTGCTGGAGGAACAGGCTTAGTTAGCTATACAGCAGGAGATTTGTCATATTATTCATCTGGCACAGCATTATCTAAACTTGGAATTGGCACAAGTGGGTATGTTTTACAGTCTAATGGTTCTGCACCTGTTTGGGTAGCTCAATCTACTTTGACTGTAGGAAATGCTACAAATGCTGTAAATGTAGGAACAACAGACAACACTTCTAGTGCATCTACTTATTACCCTACTTTGGTTAGTGCAACAAGTGGCAATAATCCAATTACAACTTCAAGCACTAAATTAAGTTTTGTGCCCTCAACTGGTGTTTTAAGTGCTAATGGTGTAGCTTTAACAGGAAATTTAGGAACTGTTACAAGCGTTGCTGCGTTAACTTTAGGAACTACAGGAACAGATTTAAGTTCATCTGTGGCTACAGGAACAACAACACCTGTTATAACTCTTAATGTGCCAACAGCTTCTTCTACTAATAGAGGAGCTTTAAGTTCTACAGATTGGACTACTTTTAACAATAAAGCTCCAGGCGTCACATTCACAACTGGTTATATTCCCTACGGACAAGGGACAACTACCTTAAACCAGTCTTCTAATTTATATTTTGATGGATCAAATTTATTGGTTGGTACTACAACAAATCCAACTGGCAGCAATAATCAAATTATTTGTGCAGGTCTTATTGCTTCAGGTGCTCCCACATCAACTGGTTATTCAAATGTAACTTCTTCTCAGCTTGAAGGGTTTGCTGGTAGGCTTATAGCTAACCATGTAAATGGTACTGGTAGTGGAGCTTTGTATGCTGGTTTTGGATATAACGGAGGTGGTATTGGCTCTATTTCTCAATCAGGCACTACAGGAGTTCTCTACAACATTACATCTGATCGAAGATTAAAATCTAAAATTGAATCATTAACAAATAGCGGAACAATTATTGATTCGTTGCTACCAAGAAAATTTACTTGGAATGAAGATGGTTCTGAGGCAATGGGTTTTATTACTGATGAATATCAACAAGTATTTCCTAATGCTATTACAGGAGAACCTAATGCTGTTGATGAAAAAGGTAATCCAATATATCAACAAGGCGACTTTTCTACTGCAGAATTTATGGCTGTATTAGTAGCAGAAATTCAATCACTTCGTGTTCGATTAAAAGCAGCAAATATTGCATAAGGCAAACTATGACTACATTAATTCCAAAATATGACCAAGGTTCTACTGGGGCAGTAAATAGGCCAATTAATCAAAAACTTGCTGAAACAGTAAGTGTAAATGATTTTGGAGCAACTGGAAACGGGACAACAGATGATACAGCAGCAATTCAAGCAGCCTTAAATGCTTCAAAAAGTGTATATTTTCCTGCTGGAACTTACAAAATAACTTCTACATTAACTTTAACAAGCAGTATGAACATTTATGGCGCTGGTTATAAGGACACCATATTAAATGGTTCTTCCTTGTCAAATACAAGTGCCATCATTTCTTATACTGGTGGGGATCAATTTTCTAGCATTTCAAACATTGGTTTTATAGGAGCAGCTAGTGGCTCAAATGCTATTGGAATTAACGTAAGCAATGGTTATTATGCTTCTTATACAAACCTACAATTCACTAATATGTCTTATGGTATGTATTTGGATGAAGCTGGTTCATGCTTAGTTCAAAATTGTCACTTTACAAATTGTTTGTTTGGCGCACAATGTATGGGTGGTAGTGCATATAACTTTGATGCTTGCCAATTTCAATATGGAACTAATGTAGGGATTAAATTAATTGCTTCTCCTACAACAACTTTTCCTACATCTGCAGTAGTTTCTCAATGTGGATTTACATCCAATGTTGGAATTAATGTGCCAATGATAATTGGCTCATACGGTGGAAGTAGTATTGTTATAGATAGTTGTTACTTTGAAGGTGACTTAAACTATTCTACAACAACAAAAGCATTTAGCATTGGCGATACAGGTAGTGGCAACAATGTTGTGATGGCGGCCATTACAAATTGTAGAATTGCTAGTACAAATTCATCAAAAAGCGTATTTTCTAATACTACTAGGCTTTATTTTGCTAATAATATTGTTGGCGCAGCAATGCAAGTTGATAACACAGTATTAGGTGCTGAATATATTGGTAATGAATTTGATGGAACATTTACTAATAATGCATTAGCGCAAATGACCATTGACTTAGGCACTATTAATACAAATTGGATTAACAATACAAGCTATAGTCAACTTGCTTTAACTCAAAATGGTGTTCATGGCGTTATAGTTAAAACAGACAGATTTATTCCTGATACAGATAATTATTTAACTTTAGGAGATAACGTACATAGATGGACAAGTGTTTGGGCTGTTAATGGAACAATTCAAACTTCAGATAAAAATGAAAAGCAACAAATTGCTTCTTTAACAACTGCAGAACAAGCAGTAGCAAAAACATTAAAAGGATTAATTAAAACTTTTAAATTTAATGATGCGGTTAAATTAAAAGGCGAAAATGCTCGAATTCATTCTGGAATAATTGCTCAAGATGTTCAATCTGCATTTATTGCTCAAGGTCTTGATCCTACAAAGTATGGAGTATTTTGCTCAGACACTTGGTATGAAGTTGATGGAAAAGCAGAAGATAAAAATGGTGTTCGTTATACAAAAGACACTCCTAATGCAATAGAGATTATTCGCCAAGGAGTAAGGTATGATGAATTATTTGCTTTTATTATTGCTGGATTATAAACTTTAAATCATCAATTCTAGACAATCCAATTAGGAGATTATATGGCAGTTAACCTTTCACCTATTGGTGGCGCAGGATGGCAATTTTTTGATAATAATGGTGTTCCATTAGCTGGTGGATTGCTATATACATATTTAGCAGGAACAACAACACCTACTGTCACTTACACATCTGCATCAGGAGGTGTTGCTAATTCGAATCCAATTGTTTTAGATGCAAGTGGCAGACCTCCAAATGAAATTTGGTTAACTGGTCAAATATCATACAAATTTGTATTACAAACAAGTGCTGGTGTTCAAATTTGGTCTATGGATAATCTTAGTGGATTGCCAAGTGCAGGAATAGAGTCATATCAAATAGCTACTGCTAATCAAACAGTATTTACTGGACTTTCCTACACAACTGGAAACAATAGCATGAAAGTTTTTGTAAACGGAAGCAAACAAATTGTTTCTTTAAATTACACAGAAACCAATTCAAGCACTATTACATTTGTAACAGGATTAAATGCTGGTGATGTTGTGGAGTTTTTACAATGACAACTCCTAATGACATTATTAGTAGGGCACTTAAAGACATTGGTGCATTAGAGGCAGGAGAAGTTCCTACACCAGAGGCATCTCAAGATGCTTTTGATATGTTGCAAGATATGTTAGACCAATGGTCTAATGAAGACATGATGGTGTTTTATAAAAATGAAATCATATTTCCAATTACTCCTGGTCAAACTCAATACACTATTGGGCCAGGCGGTCAAATCGGTGCAACATTTACTGGAAGTATTGCTAATAATATTCTCACTATTACTAGCATCCAGTCTGGGGGCATATCTCTTGGTCAAACTCTTAGTGGAACTGGCATTACAGCAGGCACTACAATTGTTCAAATGCTCACAGGGGCGGGAAATAACGTAAATGAGGCTGGTACTTATTTATTAAATACAACTTATGCAACTCCTATAACAAGCGAGTCAATTCGTAGTTATTATCAACGTCCACTTAGACTTAATTCTTGTTTTGTCAGGATTAACACTTATTCTAATGGGCAACCCATTACAAATGGCGGTTTAGATTATCCAGTTTCTGTATTAAATATTGAACAATACGAAATGATTGGTCTTAAAACTTTAAATGGGCCTTGGCCTAAAGCTATTTATTACGAGCCAACGGAAACATTGGGTAATATATATGTGTGGCCTAATCCTAGTCAGGGCGAAATGCACATATTTGTAGATCAGCTATTCCAAAGATTTACAACACAATTTGATAATATCAATCTACCGCAAGGTTACAACATGGCTTTGAGATGGTGTCTGGCAGAACGATTAATGCCTATGTATGGCAAAGCCTCACCAACACAAATTCAGATGATTATGAAGTTTGCTGCACAAGGGAAGTCTACAGTAAAGAGGACAAACATGAACCCTGCAATTGTTTCCACTTATGCAGACTCACTTTTGGTTGGAAGACAAAAAGATGCAGGCTGGATACTTTCTGGGGGGTTCTTTAGATAATGGCTGATTTTGGCTTTGTCGGCCCCTCCTATGAAGCGGCTTCCATTTATCAGGAAGCTCAAGAGTGCATCAATTTCTATCCTGAGATTGATCCTTTAAAGCCTCCTGGTAGTAGAGGTGTAGTTGCCTTGTATCCAACTCCAGGACTTACTTCAATACTTCAGCTTAATAATGCTCCAGTAAGAGGAATGAGAACTCTATCAGGAGGTAAATATTTAATTATTGTTTGTGGTTCATCTGTTTATTCAATTACTTATTCAAATGGTTATGTCTCAACTCAAATAGGGACATTAACCACTTCAACTGGATATGTTTCTATAACAGACAATATTATGAGCAATACAGGTTTAAATGCTTATATTGTTGATGGTGCAAATAGATATTATTGGATAGCATTTACAAATTCTTTTAATATTTTGCCAAGTTCAGATGGGCCGTGGAAAGGGGCAAATGTCTGTGATGTTGTGGATAACTACATTATTTACAACCAACCTGGAACACAATTGTGGGCGGCCACAGACTTGGGATTAGTAACATCTTCTAATGCTTATTATGGTGCTAAAGATGGTGCTCCAGACCCACTTGTATCTTTAATCGTAGATCACAGACAAGTATTTTTACTTGGTGAGTTTACTGCTGAAATGTGGACAGATGTAGGAAATGTAATACCTGGCATTATTAGTTTTCCATTTCAAAGGGTTACAGGAACATCTGTACAGCATGGTATAGCAGCGCCTTTTTCAGTTGCTAGATTAGGTGAACAATTTGCTTTTGTTAGCCAAGACTATAGAGGTCAAAACATTATTGGTGTTATGCAGGGCTATTCTTTTAAAAGAATAAGTACCCATGCTGTAGAACAAACTTTAATGAACCAATATATAGCAGATGCTATTGCTTATACATATCAGCTCGATGGTCATGAATTTTATGTGGTTACATTTCCAACTATTAATATTACATGGGTTTACGATTTAACTACAGAAATGTGGCATAAATGGTTGGCTTGGGATGGAACACAATTTAATAGACATAGATCAAATTGTGGGGCTATTTTTAATAATGTTTATTTGGTTGGAGATTATCAAAATGGTCAAATCTACCAACTAGACAATGCTGTATATACAGAGGCAGGAAATACTATCAGAAGGCTTAGAAGATGCCCACATTTGGTATCAGATTTGCAAAGACAATATTTTGCTGAATTACAGATACAGTTTCAACCTGGAGTTGGATTAGAAACTGGTCAAGGTAATAATCCACAAGCCATGCTTAGATGGTCAAATGATGGTGGTTCTACCTATTCCAATGAGCATTGGTGCACAATTGGAGCTGTTGGTAAATATAGGAACAGAGCAATTTGGAGAAGATTAGGGCAAGCTAGGGACAGAATTTATGAGGTTAGTATTAGTGATCCAGTAAAAGCTGTGATTGTAAGTGCCAACCTTAAAGCGGAAGTTGGTGAAAACTAATGGCTACGTCTAGTTCTAGCGGTAACATTATTTGGCCTAGAGTGCCATTTATTGATCCTGGCTCTGGTCAGCCTGCTTTGCCTTGGTTGCTTTGGTTGCAAAGTCCTAATTTTGTTAGCGTAAAAACTGGGCAACAAACAATTCAAGGTAGTCAAGAAATTACAGGCAACTCAGTAATTGATGGAAATGAAATTGTAAAAGGCACTTTAACTGCTTTAGGTGGTATTTCAGGGGGTACATTTTGAATTTAATTGATATTCCTAATGTTCCAACTAGAGAACAAATTGATAAATTGCAATCTGAAATTTTGCAAATGCCTCAAGCAAAACTTGAAACTGAACATTATTTTTCTGGTGGTATGTATTGCAGAAAATTGACTAGGTCAGCAGGCACTTTGATAGTTGGTAAAGTTCACAAAAAAGATCATTTTTTCTTATGTGCAAAAGGTGAGATTATTGCTTGGAGCGAAGGTGGAATGCGCCATTTGTATCCTGGTGATGTAATTTGCTCAAAGCCTGGCACAAAAAGAGTCACTTTGGCAATTACAGATGCAATTGGTATTACTTTTCACAAGACTAATAAGACTAATTTAGATAAAATAGAAAAAGAGTTAATTGAGCCAGATGAACTAGCTTTGTTTGACTCAAATAATCAACTAAAGGTGCAAACCTTAAAAGGGGAATAATTATGTCATGGGTACTAGGAGCGGCAATTGTTACAGGGGCGGCAATCAACTATGCAGGCAGTAAAGGGCAGGCTAATGCGGCCACTGCAGCGGCCAACACACAAGCAGATGCGGCAAGGGCAGGGCAACAACAGTTGCAACAAAATTACCAAAATCTGTCTCCTCAATTTAATCCTTATTTACAAACTGGAGCACAAGGACTTTCTCAATTACAAGCTCAATTGCCTAGTTTGACACAGGCTTTTGGGCCAGAACAACTTAAAAGCAATTTAGCTCCTAACTATCAATTTATGCTTAACCAAGGTTTGGGAGCACAAAGTCAAGGATTAAATGCTAGTGGTGGTGGTTCTAACATTGGAATTGCAGGAACTAAGTTTGCTGAAGATTATGCATCTAATGCATACCAACAGGCTTTTAATAATTACCAAGCACAACAAAGTAATATTTATAACAAACTAGCAAATGTGGCTGGAATAGGTCAACAGAGCCTAGCTAATCTTTCAAACTTAGCTACTGGAAATGCTACAAACATATCTAACTTGGGGGTGGGGGCGGCTAATGCTCAGGCGGCAGGCATAACTGGTTCTGCAGCGGCAAATGCTCAGGGACTTAGTAATATTGGGTCTAGTTTGACTTTGGCATCTATATTGAATCCAGCTAATCAATCTGGAGCAACTAATTCAATGGGTAATGTACCTTATAACTATATGACTAATACTGGTGGATTTAGTGGTACTTCATTAAGTAATTTCTATACTGGCACAGGAACAAGTGGAGATTAATATGGGTATTCAATCATTTCCAATAGCACAAATCAATCCTCCAACAACTACTCCTGTTAAAGGAACAAGTTTGGCTGACATGATGAACACTGCATCATCTGCACAGCAATTTCAACAAGCACAACAATTAAATCCTTTGGCTTTGCAAAAGGCTCAAGCTGATTTAGAGTATTCACAAGTTCAAGCAAAAAAAGCACAAGCTACTTTAGACCCAGAAATTGAACAAAAAAAAGCAGAATCTGCAAAAGCATTAGTAGGTTTAAATTCTGAACAACTTAAAAATGCTAGAGAACATCTTGCTAATTCATCTAGAAATTTGCTTGAATTATTACAAAAACCTAAAGTTACAGCAGATGATATTAAAAATCATGTTATGAAGACAATGACAGATGCTGGAGCACCACAACAAGCTATTAACTTGGCATTACAGAATTTACCAACTGGTGGAACAACTTTAGAAAATAAAGCATTTATTGCAAAACATGCTACTAATTCTTTGAGTGCTGAAGCGGCAATGGACAAACTCCTACCATCAGCCACTATGACAACTGAAGGAGGAACAATTACTCCTAGAGTTATGGGTAATGAATTATTGACTGGTAAAGCTCCTGGAACAGCAGTTGGTACTCCAATTACAATGACTCCTGCCCCATTAGGATATGGTCAAAGATATGAGGCTACAGGTAGAGTTGACCAAAATAATAATCCCACTGCTTATGTAAAAGATGCACAAGGTCAGATTCTTGGTGAAGTTACTATTCCTGCTGGAGTTAATCAAAATCAAATTACTCAGCCTAGTGGAGCACAAAAAGGTAATATGCAACCAGGCAATACTCAGCCTGCAATTAATCAACCTCCAGCTAATGCTCCATCTAGATTAGCTCCTTATGAGACACCTGAAACAGTTGCTACAGAAAGAAAAAGGCAACTTGATACTATTGCTCAAAGGCAAACTGTTCCTCAAAGCACATATAACTATAACCAAATTATTGATTTGGCTGATAAATCTATTACTGGTGTGGGTGCTCAAGCAATTGCAAAATTGGGTGGTGGTTATGCAGGAATACCTTGGAAAGCTGATGAAGCAAGTAATCTCCAACAACTTGGTCATTTTATGGCTTTGCAAACTGGAAACCTTGCACAACAAGCTGGTTTAGGCACAGATCAAGGAAGATCAATTGCTCAAGAGCAAATTGGAACTACTAATTGGACTTCAGATGCAATTAAAGCTACAGCTAGAACTAATAGAGCATTAACTACTGGGATAGATTTGTATGGATTAGGAATGAGTAATGCTATTAAAAAGGCAGGAAACAATCCATTAGCAGGCAGAGATTACACAGAAAAATGGTCTTCAGTTGCTGACATTGATGCATTGAAATATTATGATGCTATAAAAAATAAAGACAAAACAGAGATTAGGCAGATTGTGGATAAGGTGGGTGGCCCAGAGTCCAAGGGCTATGCTGACTTAATCACAAGATATAACAAAATTTATTCACTTGTAACTGGTGGTCAATAATGGCTATTCTAAGTTTAGATGAGTTAAATAATGCAGTTGATGAGGTATATGGGAAAAAACCCAAAACTGCACAAGACATAATTGCACCAAAGAAAAGTAGCATGACTACTTTTAATCCAACTCAGCCAATGGCTGATGCTGTGACTCAAACCAGTTCTACTCCAGAAATATATCATCCATTTGATTTGCATAAAGCTGTTTTAGATACTTATGCAGAACCTCTTCCTCCAGAGCCAAGAGGTAGAGTTACAGGCTTTTTGGGTGATGTAGGTAAAGGTTTGGCATCTCTTGCTGATGTGGCTTATTCTCCTGTTCCTACTGTTCTTGGAAATATGGCACAAATAGGAGCTAGAGTTAATCAGATGTCTCCGCAAAAAGCTGAAGAATTAGGCCAAAAAGTTAGTTCTTTGTTTGAAAAGCCATTTGGTAAGTTGTTTGGTGTTACTGAAGACCCCGCATATAAACAAGAACTAACTAACAAAATTACACAAGTAATAGGTGAATATGGCAATAAAGGTGCAGATTTTATTGCTCAAAAAACTGGTTTACCTGTTCAAGATGTAAGAGCTATGCTTACTACAGCAAGTTTTGCTATTCCTGAAATTGGAACAGAATTAAAACCTGTTGTTAAGGCAGTAACAAAGCCTGTTGTTGAGGAAGCTAAATTAATATCTGGAGCTATAGGTCAGAAAGTTCCTAAAGTCAAAATTGAACTTCAAAAGCAATTAGAGAAAAAACAAGTTCCTGAAATTACTCAGAATCTTCAGCAATTAGAACAAGATTTTCAACAGAAAAAAGCTAACCCAACTGGTGCAGAAACAACTCAGCAAGTTATACAAGAAGATAATGCTCCAGCAGTTGTACAAGACTTGGGTACTGCCAAACCTACAACTCCAGATGCAGAATTTAAAGAAGTTCATTATGGTGAGGCTGGTCTGCCATTGGATGAGCAATATGCTAGAGCTAAAACAGCTCAAAAAATATTGGGTGAAGATCATCAGGCTGATTTATCTGCTATTGAAGGTAAAGGAAAAGAAAGAGCCACAAACTACCAGACATCCAAAACTGATACAGCTCTAGGTAATTACTTGGCTGAAAGATTTGCTGATGAGCAAAATAGAATTAATGCTTATCAACAAAAATTAGTTAAAGATACTGGTGGAACATTAGGTCTTGATGAATCTTCAATATATAAAAGAGGAAATACTATTATTCAACCTCTAAAAGATTTAGAAAACTATTTTGATAAAAAGACAAGTGAGATTTACAATGCTAGAGATGAACAAGGAAAATCTGTTCCTGTTTTTACTAGCCATATAAATCAAGTATTAAATGATCCAACATTATTGCCATTAGGTGAAAATTCAAAATTAGCTGAAGCATCAAAAGCAAAACTTCAAGAACTTAAAATGCTTGATGAAGATGGTAATTTATTGCCTACTAATGCTCATATTTCTGAACAATTTAGAAAATGGCTTAATGGTAAAAATGTTTGGTCACCAGGAAATGCTGGTATTCATAGGGCATTAAAAGAAGCTGTTGATGCTGATGTATTAGACACTATTGGTGGAGATACACCACTTTATAAAGATGCTAGAGCATTAGTTGAACTAAGAAAAAATACATTAGATAACCCAAAAGGAATATCTAATATATTGGAATCTAGTGGACCAAATGGCATAAATAGAAAAGTACAAATTGAGAAAATACCTCAAAACATTACTAGCATGCCTGTGGATCAATTTACTCATGTAATTGATACTTTAAAAAGTATGCCTGATGAATTGCAACCTAAAGCTCAAAAAGCTATTGGTGAAATTAAATCTCATTTTTTAAATCAGATGTCTGACAAAACACCTGAAAAATTGACTACATTTTTGAATGACAATAAAGAAGTGATGAATAGATTATTTTCTCCAGAAGAAATGGAGAATATAAGAGATTATCATAATAATGTACATATTTTTAAAACCAATACT